ATGCAGAGTTCCGATGCGCCGCAGGTCCCGCGGATTCCCGCTGAGGTGACGGTGGAGGGGGAGTACCGCGCCGAGGTCGCACGCGAGTTCCGCGCCGCCTACGAGAAGGGCGCCACCATCCGGGCCCTGGCCAAGGCCAGCGGCCGATCCTTCGGATTCGTGCGCAAGATTCTCAGCGAGTCCGGGGCGACGATGCGGAGCCGCGGCGGGCCTTGGCGCCGGGCACGTGTGCCAGAAGCCCAGACGGACCCGGCCGCGGTCAGCTGATCGTGCCCGCCCGGGTTACCCGACCAGCGGTTCCCCGCGCTGGGAACCGGTGGAAGAACGGCAGTACGGAGAAAGGAAGGGAAATCGTGACGACGTTCATTGACGATCCGCTCGCTTCGGCAAGCGGCCGGTTCGCGGGGGTGCCGGGAACCGGCGGCGAACTGGTCGAGGTCGGCACCAACGAGGCGCTGCGGCCGTTCGGGCTGCGCGTGACCCAGGACCGGCCGTTGCCGGTTCGGCCGGAGTTCGGCTACTGCCACGAGCTGCAGGTGGCGGTCGATCCGGACGGTTCCGGGGTGCCGCTGGTCGAGCGCATGGACAAGGACTGGAAGACCAAGGCCAGCAGTGACGGCGATGAAGGGCCGGAAGAGCACTACGACTGGGAAGAGCTGTAAGCGATGACCGTGGTCATCTTCGCTGATGAGGCAGACGCCCCGGTGGATGCCGTGGTGCGCACCCTCACGCGGCGAGGGGTGCCGGTGTTCCGCGCCGACACGAGCTGGTTCCCGGACCGGCTCGTGTTGGACGCGGAGCTCCGCGCTTCCCGCTGGGTGGGGTCGCTGGCCACCGAGCACCGCAGTGTGGCGCTGGAAGACATCCGCTCGATCTGGTACTGCTCGCCGACCCCGTTCCGGTTCCCGCCGGGGATGGCGCCGCAGTGGCGGACGCACGCGGCGCGGGAAGCGAAGTTCGGTTTCGGCGGCGTGCTCTCGGCGCTGCCGGTGCTGTGGGTCAACCACCCGAACCGGGCCGCCGACGCGATGTACAAGCCGCTGCAACTGGTCACGGCCGCCGCGTGCGGGCTGACGGTCCCCGACACGCTGGTGACGAATGCACCGGCCGCGGTGCGCCGGTTCGCCGAGGCCGCCGATACCGGGGTGGTGCAGAAGTCGTTCGCGGCGAACATCCTGACCGAGGATGACAAGCTCAAGATCGCCTTTACCCGCAGGCTCGACGAGGCGGCATTGCGGGATCTCGACGGCATCGGGCTGACCGCGCACCAGATCCAGCAGTGGGTCGACAAGGACTACGAGGCGCGGGTGGTCGTGGTCGGCGAGCGGGTGTTCACCATCGCCATCCACGCGCATTCCCCGGCCGCGCGTGTGGACTGGCGGGCCGATTTCGATGCGCTGCGGTACGAGTGGATTCCCACACCAGCCGAGGTGCGCCGCGGAGTGCGCGCCTACATGGACGCCTTCGGTTTGGCTTACGCGGCGTTCGACTTCAGCGTGAACCGGGCCGGGGACTGGGTGTTCCTCGAATCCAACGGCGCCGGCCGGTACGGCTGGTTGGAGAATCAGACCGGTGCGCCGATCACCGAAGCACTCGCCGACCTGCTCCAGGCGGGAATGGAGGGCATGACCCGTGATCGACTGGAAGCCGAAGGCGTGCAGCCTCGCTGATGAGCTGGCGGAGCTGGGCAAGCTCACGATGCCGGAGTGGCGGGCGGCGGTGGAGGCCACCCCGCGCCATGAGTTCGTCCCGGCCTACTACGTCCACGAGGCCGGTGGCTGGCGGCTGGCGGACACCAGTTCACCGGCCGGGCGCGATGAGTGGTTGCGCCGGGTGTACTCCAACACGGTGCTGATCACCGCGCTGTCCGACGGTGAGTCCGGGCAGGTGGTGCGCTCGTCGTCGTCACAGCCCGGGTTGATGGTGCGGATGCTCGAAGCGCTCGACGTGCACGACGGGCAGCGCGTGCTCGAAATCGGGACCGGCACCGGCTACAACGCCGCGTTGTTGTCCCACCGGCTGGGCGCCGAGCGGGTGTTCAGCGTCGATGTCGACGAGGACCTGGTGGAGACCGCCCGCGCCCGCCTGGCGGCGATCGGTCACCACCCGACGGTGGTCACCGTCGACGGCGCTGGCGGGCTGCCAGGGCACGCGCCGTTCGACCGGATCATCGCGACGTGCTCGGTGCCCGCGGTGCCGTGGTCCTGGATCGAGCAGACCCAACCGGGTGGCCTGATCCTCACGGACGTGAAACCGGCGGTCAACGCGGGAAGTCTCGTGCTGCTGCGGCGCACGGACGAGGGCGCCGAGGGGCGGTTCGACCGGACCTACGCGGCGTTCATGGGACTGCGGAAACCAGGCGCGGCCTACACCAGCATTGCCCGGCCCCGTGACCGTTCCAACGCGGTGGAGCGCACCACCAGCGTTGCGCCGGGGACGTTGCAGAACCTCGTCGTCTGGTTCCTCGCGGCGCTCGACCTCGGAGCCGGAGCGTCCAGCGGCTACACCGGGAGCGATCCGACGCAGGCCCCGACCGCTGCGTGGATCGCCACGGCCGACCGGTCGTGGGCCGAGATCGACCTGCAACCCGACGGCGGAACGTACCGGGTACGTGAAGGCGGACCGCGGTCCCTGTGGCGAGCTGTCGAGACCGCCCACGACACGTGGCTACGGCTGGAACAACCCGGATGGGACCGGTTCGGGCTCACCGTGACCCGCTGCGGCCAATGGGTGTGGATTGACGACCCCAGCAGCCCGCGCCGCTGGCAGATCCCCACCTGACCCGGAACGACGAACCCGCCCCCGCACCGACCGGAGATCCGGAAGGATGCGGGGGCGGGTTTCCTTCGGGCCCGCTCTCTACTAGACCAGCGAGGGGCGTGATGAGCATGCAGCGCGAGGCGATCGAGGCCGGATTAAGCGAGGCGGAAGCCGCCTACGGGGACACCTCCGACCCGTACCGCCAGGCTCAGGGCTACGACTCGGCCGCGATCCTCTACGCCGAGCTCGCAGCCCACACCGATGATCCGACATGGAAGAACGCCGCGATGCAAGCCGGGCAGCGGTACGCGGTGCTGGCCGCGCAGGTGCGGCACCGGCACGGCATCCCTACTCCGTTCCCGGCACGCGAGGCGGCGCTGTTGCGCGGCGCGGGCGCTCCAGCCGAGGTGACGATCAGGGTCGGCCCGACGCCGCGGGACAAGGTGGAAGCTGAACAGCTCGCTGCAGCCGGGGAGGTCTCGACGGTGGTCGTCCAAGCTGACGATGCGGTTACCGGCGGCAGCCGGAGCTGAAACGCGAAACGCGCCCCGCTCCCTAGCACCAGGTGCCGGGGAGCGGGGCGCGTTGGCTCAGGCGGCGCGGTGCCGCCCATCCTGTTCGGTCGTCGAGCTCGGCGGGGTGTAGGTCGGCGGCCTGGTCGAGCCGAGCAGTACCCGCGCGATCGGCGGCGGCAGGTGCGGTTCGAGCTTGCGCAGCAGCGGGTAGACGGCGGCGAGCACGAGCGGTACGACGAGCGTGGGCCCGGCGTCGCCGAGCCCGTCGACCAACCACGCGGGGGCGCCGCCGGTGACGAGTGCGGCGATGACCGCGGACCAGGCGGCGGGAACGATCGTGCGTAGCCACGCGGTGAGCTGGTCAGACATTGCCGTCGGCTCCTCGTGCGACGTTGACGTCGACGTTGATGGTGGCGTCGGCGATGGTGTTGCGCACCGTGTCGTCGATGCGCTTGATCAGCTCGTCGGCGTTGAAGTCGCTGCCGGTGATGGCTGCGGCCAGCGTGCGGATCGTCTCGGCCTGGGCGGCGAGCATGGCGCGGTTCTCGAAGCCGTAGAGGTCGCCGTTGAGGGCCGCTTCGGCGAGGCTGAGCTTGACGTCGGACCCGCGGACCCGTGACGGGTGGCGTTCGCGCCAGAGTACGTCGACGATGGCTCGCTTGGCGTCGTCGTAGGACACGTCGTCCTCCTGGTTGTTCGGGGCGGTGTTGGTGAAGCTGGGCAGGTTCCACGGGGTGTCGTCGTCGCAGTTGTGCGGGTTGACGCTGATGTGGAAGTGCTTGCGGTGCGGGTTCGCGCCGCGGTAGGGCACCCAGCGCCACGGGCTGTATCCGGGGCGGGTGTCCATGATCAATCCGTTGGCGATCAGGTACTTGATGCGCGGGTCGCGGGATGCGGCGAGTTCGTCGGTCAGGCGGTCGATGTCCATGCCGTGCGCGGGGTCGTGGGTGAAGTCCCTTGCGGTGACGACCCCGATGCCGTCGACCGTGTGCCACGGGTTGTGGTCGCTGCTGCGGGAAGCGTGCGCGGCGTCGCCGATCCCGCCATCGGATGCTGTGGAGCGGTCGGGGAATGCGTCGTTGAACTGCTCGCGGAGGGTTTCCAGCGAGCGCGCTACGCGCCACGCCATGTGATCACCTCGGTTCGGAAGTCGTGGAAGTTTCGGGGGTTTCAGTCGGCGGGGTGGTGCTGGCGTCGGTGGCCACGCAGCCCATGCCGGGGGCGGTGCCTCCGCTTGCGGCGAGGTAGAGCACCGGCTGTAGCTCGTAGCCGGTGGGGCAGTCCGGGCCGGGCTCGCCGCGCTGGCCTTGCTGGCCCGGTTCACCTTGCGGGCCGGGCGGGAGCGGTCCGGCGTCCTCGCGGCTGCCGTCGGTGTAGGTGACGATCAGGCGGCCGTCGTCGGCGGTGACGTCGGCGATGCCGCGCCCGTCGGTGCCGTCGGCGCCGGGGCGTCCGACGATGCGGCCGACCGTTTCGCGGGTGCCGTCGGAGTAGATGAGGACCAGGGCGCCGTCGTCGACGACGCTGGCGACGATGCCGCGGCCCTGCGCGCCGGGTGTTCCGGGTTGGCCGGCCACCGGGCCGACGTCGGCGGTGGTGCCGTCGGAGTAGGTCACGATCAGCTGTCCGCCGCGGATCGAGGTGGAGGTGACGCCGCGCCCGTCCGCACCATCGGCGCCGTCGGCTGGGGTGCGGGGTTCGCGCTGCGCCTGCTCGGCCGAGACGCACGCGGCACCGAGCCGGGCCGCGGCGTCGCCGCCCTGCGCGCAGGCACGGGCGACGTCGTCGGCGAGCTGGTCGAGGCGCTGCTCGGCGCTGTCGGCGCGTCCGGTTTCTTGCTCGGCGGTGTGCGACCGGTCAGCGAGTGACCAGGTCAGCCAGGCGGCCCACACCACCACGGCACCGAGCACCAGGGCGCGGGCGCGCGCCCACGTCATCCACTGCGGACGTCTCATGAGTCCCCCCGTAGTGCCTTGGCGGCGGCGTCCTCGGCGGCCCACCGGCGGCGCCGCTCGTCGTCGAGCTGGGTGGCGAGCTGGTCAACTCGGGCGCGCAGTTCGGCGAGTTGGTCGCGGAGCTCGGCGACTTCGTCGTCGTGGGTGGTGTTGATGCGCTCCAGCTCGACGGCGTGGCGCTTCTCGGCGTCGGCGAGCGCGGTCCGGTAGTCGCCGCGGTCGGTCGCAGCCGCGCGCATGACCCACACCAGCAGCACGACCAGGACACCACCGACTCCGGCCTGTGGTCCGGCCGATGCCAGGAGGGCGGCGATGTCCACGGTGCCCCCTTTGCAGCGTCAGGCGAAGGCGAACCAGAAGAGCTGGTTTGCGCGGGTCCACTTGGATTCGGTCGTGTTGAGCACTGCGGGTGGCGGAAAGGTCTGCCCGGCCTGGTACACCGAGTAGGGCCGTTCGCCGATGAGCAGCTGCGCGCCGGTTCCGGTGGGCGTCGAGGACAACCGCGGTGACGTGGTCCAACCGGTGGCGATCATGCAGATGGCGATGTGGTCGCCTTCGGCGATTGCGAGGTCGCCGATGGGGATGTGCTTGACGCCGGCCGTATTGACCTTGTCCTGGCCGTAGGCCCAGTGCCTCTCAGCCAGAGTCGACAGGCTCGGCCCGGTGTAGACCTTCAGGTCGAACGTGCCCGAACCGACCGCGGCGGCGGTGACGCAGAGCCGAAGCTCGGTCGCCGTGAAGTCCTTGGGTGAACGGGTGGCGACGGCGGTCATGTAGTTGTTGGTCAGCGATTCGCCCCATTGGCAATCCGATCGCTGGTGGGAGCTGATGACGTCGCCGTAGAGCAAGGTGTCGCTGGCGGTCGTCGGATAGAGGGCGCTCGCAGCGTTTTCGAGGTTGCCGATACGCCCGTCGAGCGCGGTGATTTCGGCGTCGTCGGCCTTGCCATGCAGCGCGGCCTGCAGGCCGGTCACATCGGCGACGGCGTGAACGTGCGCTGCTGGTGTCGGCGCGCTCGGCGACCAGGTGCCGGCCGAATACACCAGGGCTTGCCCGTCGGTCGCGCCGGTCGTGCTGACGTCGGTCAGCTCGTCGAGGACGGTCGCACCGGTGCCGCCGGAACTGGTGTTGTCGGTGCCCGGCGCCCAGGTGCTGCCGTTGAACTTCAGGACGTGGCCAGCGGCGGCGCCCGCGGTGGTGACGTCGTCGAGCTGGTCGAGGGTGGTTGCTCCGCCGCCGGTGCCGGTGGCGTCGTCGGCGGGCGCCCACGTTCCGGCGCTGAACTTGAGCACCTGGCCGTCGGTTGCGCCCGTGGCGGTGACGTCGGCCAGGTCGTCGAGCACGGGTGCCGGTGCGGTTTCCAGCGTCGACAGCCTCGCGTCGTGGTCGTCGAGCTCCGTCCGGAGGCCGGTGACCTCGCTGATGGGGTGGGTGTGCGGCGGGGGTGCGGATTCCAGCGACAGCAGCCGGGCCCCATGGTCGGACAGCGTCGAGGTGTGCTCGGCAACCGTGTTCGTCGTGTTGTTGCACTGGTCGATCAACAGGTTTTGCTCGGCGGCGCGGGCGATGCGCTCGGGGTTGCTGGGCACGTGGGGGATCGTCACGGTTAGCTCCAAACGAAAGTGCTGTCCCAGCTGGAGGAATCCCAGACGCCGGGGGCGGGCGGTGCGATGGCTTCGACTTGGTAGGTGTCGGTGAGGCGGCCGTCGTCGTCGACGGAGCGGGTGAGGCCGTAGATCTGGGTGCGCAGGTGCCCGAACCCGCCTTGGTCGGCGATCGCGATGCAGTCGAGGTTCTGCACGCGCGGGTCGCCGGGCACGGTGATCGCGTCGGAGACGGGGATGGGGTTGCCGATGCGCGGAACCAGGCGGTCGAGCATCGCCCGGGTCTGCCACTCGTCCTGCAGCCACTTCCCGCTCAGCTCGATGACGCGTTCGCCGCGGGTGGCGATGGACGCCTCGTTGCGGATGGTCCAGGTTTTCTCGGCGTCTTCGACAACAACGGACCCCTCGAGGCGGAACCGCGGTTGTCCGTTGGGGTTGACGAACCCGACCGGTTCGGCCCAGCCGTTCCACACCCACAGCCGGACCAGGCCACGGGAGACGAATTTCTGCTCGGTGGATGCCGACGTGCCTTCGCGGTAGTCGGTGCCGGTGTAGACCTGGCGACCGTGCCGGGGGATCTGCTGATCCCACGGTGCCGCTTCGGCGATCAGCGGCAGCCCCCAGGGGTTGACGGCGATGGTGTGGTCGTCGGCCTGGATGAACAGTTCGCGCGCGGAGCGGGCGGGGATGATGAACTCGGCGGGTAGCAGCTCGCCGGATGCGGCGCGGGCGAGCGGTACGCCGTCCTCGCCGAGGTCGTAGGCGATGCCCACCACGGTGCGGGCGCTCGTGGTGGTCACCGACCAGACGTTGCGGACGCTGTCCAACGTCGTCCGGAAACCCAGGTTGCCGAGGTCATCGAGGGTGAAGGTGCGGACGGTTGTGGCCTGGCGGTCGACAACGTCGTCGTGGTTGTAGAAGCAGAACCGGCCGGACTCGTCGAACAGGACGAGGCCGTATTCGGCGCTGGCTACGTCTTTGGCGAGGGTGAACGCTTCGAAGGACTCGCGCAGGGTGTGGGTGGCGCGGTTGCGTCCCCAGGACACTTGGGCGGTTCCGGCGGGGGTGGTGTCGTAGGTGATCTGGGCCAGCGGCGGCTTGGCGGCGCCGTTGACGATGGCCACGTCGGAGACGGCCCAGGTGTTGCGGATGGTCACCAACCCCGACAGCCGGTCGATGTGGGCGGTCGTGGCGCGGTTGGCGACCACGCGCGGCGCCTGGCGGCGGTCGTCGATGCACGACCGCATCTCGATGTCGCCGTTGGACCACCAGGCGAAGGCGGCTTCGTAGTAGTGCCAACCAGGCTCGGAGGGCAAGGGGGAGAACGGGCCATCGATCCGCTCGTAAGTGTCGCCGCCGAGCTGGTCGTTGTCGAAGCTGGTGGCGTACTGCATGCGAGCCAGGCCCGCGCCGTTGCTGGGCTCCAGCGCGAGGGTGAAGCGGTGCCCGCGGACCTGCAGCTCGATCGCGGCGGTGGCGGCGTCGACGTTCGGTCCGGTCCAGTAGAACCAGCCGCCGAGCACCCACGTGGAATCCGCTGCGCCTGCGACACCGCGGTCGAGCTCGTCGATCCAGTAGGTGTGGAACCCGGCGGCTTCTTCACCGCGGGGAACAGCTTGGCGGGCGAGGTAGCCGTGCGGGCCCTCCCGGTATGCCTCGGCGCGGGCGCGGTGCGCGGCGTCGCCGGTCTCCCACGCTTCGGTGCGGTGGATGCCCTGTTCGTTGTCGAGGGTGCCGACCTCGGGCAGGATGCTGCCGTGCATGGGCACTGACAGGACGACACCGGTGCGGTACGGGGCGGCGGAGAGTTCGTCGGGCCAGCTGAACCCTCGCGGGCCCATCGTGAAACCGCCGGCACGCGCCGCCAGGTCGATCAGGCTGCTGCTGTCGATGAGCTGGCCGCGCTTGAACCCTCGTTGCAGGTGGCGTTCCCACAGCGCGTACGGAGGCAGCTGCACCAGGCCGCGCAGTTTCTCGGCGTTGTCGAGGCATTCGAGCACGACCGTGCCATCGCCCCGATCGGTCGCCGGACTGCGCACGACGCCTCGGAACTGGGGGAACCACTCGAACCCGTGCTCGTCGGTCCAGATGGCGACGTCGAGCTCGACCTCGGCGCCTTCGACGTCGACACCGAACAGCAGCGAATCACGGTTGTAGGGGGCGAACTGCACGGCGATCGGGTCGCCGTCGATGTCACCGGTCAGCGGCACCGTGAGCCGGGCCGCGGCGTGGCCTTCGATGAGCAGCAGCTCGTCGGGTGCGGTCGAGGACACGATGTGCTCGCGCCGCCACGGCTTGACGAACCGCGACAGGTCCGACAGCGCATGGTCGAAGCGGCCGTCGCGGTTCCAGTCCACCCGGAATCGGGTGGCGAACGTGCGCTCGGGCGCTTCGATGGCGCGGGCAGCTTCGGGGGTATGGGGCAGCACCGGTTACGCCTCCAGCAGCGTCAGGGTGGGGTGGGTGAAGCCGCGGCGGGCGGCGGTGAGCGGCAGTTCGTCGACCATCACCACCGGTGCCCCGCCGCCGAGCGACCAGCCGGTCGCGGCGTCGCCGGGCTCGACCTGTGCGGCGGCCAGCAGTAGCGAGGTCGCGGCCGGGGTGGAGGTTGGGGTGATCCGCAGCGACACGCCCCACAACCCGCCGGTCGGCGGGACGGTCACGGCCAGCCGCCGCCAGACCTCCGGGGTGAGGGTGACCGGGGCGGCCTCGGTCGCCGCGGTGTAGCCGCCCGCCGTGTAGTGCTCGGCCGCCAGCTGCACGGCCACGGCGTGTGGCGAGCGCACCCACACCGAGCCCGTCACGGCTTCGCCGGGCAGCACCGGCACGGGGTGCGCGTGGTCGAGGCGTAGCCCGGAGCCGAGCGCCCACCCTGACCACGCCAACGCGGCTCCGGCCAGCGGCACCGGATCGGGCCAGGCTGGTGACGGCGCGGTCGTGCCCGCGGTGAGAGCCACCCCGGAGGAGTCCCGCCCGCCGTAGCCGACGCTCGCGGCGGAGCGGGACAGGCGGTTTCGGCGCCACCCGGGCAGCACGAACCGCAGCGGGCCGCGGATGTGCCGGTCGCGCAGGGCTTCGAGGTAGTCGCGTTCGGAATCGGATAGCCACTTCCACGTGAACTCGAACTGCCCGCGGCTGCCGAGGTAGTCGACGGTGCGGGCCCCGGACAAGGCGACGTGCGTGCCGCCCTGGCGGGGGTGCTCGATGCGGATGTCGGGCCGGGGTGCGCGCAGGCGGGCGAGCCTGCCCAGCGGGCCCAGATACAGCGGCACGGCTCACCTCCTGCGGTCTGCGGCGTTGACGCGGTTGACCACGCGGGCCATGACCCGCCCGCCGGAGTCGTCGAGGGTGAATGCCATGCCCGCGAGGGCTTCGCGGAGCTCGGCGACCCCAACACCCGACGGCGCCGCGCTGGTCGCTGCGGCCGGGGCGCTGGCCGCTGTCGCGGCCCGGCGGGAGTAGGCCACGGAAGCGGGCGCGGCGATCGTCGGCGCCGCCAGCGCCGAGCGCACCCCGCCGGCCACCTGGTGGGCAGCGGCCACAGCGAGGCGGCCGTTGGCGGCGATGGAGTCGGCGAAATCGCGGGTCAGCGCGGCACCCGAGTACGTGGTGTAGCCGTGCCCGGAGAACGGACCCTCGCGCGCCGGGGAGAACGGGAACAGGTCGCGGATCGAGCTCAGCGCGCCGGAGATCTTGTCCTTGACCCAGCCGACCGCGGACTTGATGCCGTCCCACAGCCCTTGCAGCAGCGCACGCCCGGAGTCCCACAGCAGCGTGCCGAGGTTGCCGAGCGCGTCGAGGATCTTCCCCGGCAGCTCCTTGACAAAGTTGACCACATTGGACACTCCGGTGGTGACGGCGTTGACGGCGGAGTTCCAGGCGTTGCGCGTGGTGTCGACGCAGAACTGCCAGGCGTCGGAGAGGAACTGCCGCACTCGCGTGATCATCTCCACGTGAACTGCGACGATGCGGTCCCAGATCCCGGAGAAGAACGACACGATGCCGTTCCAGACCTCCGAGACCGTCGAGGTGATGCTGTTCCACGTCTCGGTGAAGAAGGACACGATGCCGTTCCACACCGACGCTGCGGTCGTCTTGATCCACTCCCAGGCCGCGAGCAGATACGCCTTGATCGTGTCCCAGTTCGACACGATCAGCACCGCCAGCAGGACAACGGCGGTGATGATCGCGGTGAACGGGTTGGTCAGCATCGCCACCCGCAGCACCTGCAGGATCAGCGTGACGGCCTTGAAGGCGTTGACCAGGCCCATCACGATCGAGATGGCGGGGCCGAGCGCGGCAGCTAGCCCGACCACGGCAATGGTCAGCGGGCCGATCCAGGACATGTTGGCCTGAAGGAACGTGGCCATGGCCAGCAGCAGCGGCGCGGCGGCCTGAATGGCCGTGACCAGGGTCGCGCCGACCTGCGCCGCGAGCTGGCCGACCGCTGGCCCGAGCTCGGCCACCACCGGACCCAGCGCGGTCACCAGAGCGGACACGACCGATGTCAAGGCGGGGACCAGGCCAGCCGCGGCGGCCGACAAGCCAGCGAAGATCTGCCCGAGCGCCGTCGAACCCTCTCCGCTGGCCAGGAACGCCGCGAGGCGACCGGTCAGGTCATCGAGCGTGGCCAGTGCCCCGCCACCGTCGGCGGACATCGCGGAGAAGATCGAGCCGACCACCGACGCCAGGTTCCCGACGATGCTGCTCAGCGTCGACACCGCGTCGATGCCGCCCTGAATCCACCCGGCCAGCTGTCCCGACTCGCGAGCTTCGGCCACGAACGCGGCAGCCCGCTCAGCAGCAGCCCCGAGCCCGCTGGTCAGACCAGGCAGGAACTCAGCCCCGGCAGCGGCGACATCGCGGAAGATCTGCAACAGCGGCCGGGTGGTCGCGGTGAGGTTCCCGGCCGCTGCCGAGGAATTGTCGAGGATGGCCTCGACGTCGCGGATCGTGTCGGCTTCCAGCGCGAACGCGCCCGCTGACCGGGCGGCCTCGTTGAGCTCGGCGGCGGTCGAGGTCAATCCGGCCCGCAGGATCGGCAGGTACTTCGCGCCCAGCTCACGAACGACGTCGGCGGTCCCGGCGAACAGCTCTTGCTGCGTGGCCTGCTGGAGTTCTTCCCAGGCGGGCGCCAGGTCCCGTGCGGCGATGGCAGTCTCGCGTGCGGCGGGGGCGAGTTCTTCGAGCGCTTCGGCGAACTTCGCCGGATCGTCCATGCTCGCCAGCGCGTCGCCGAATCCCTGCGCGCCGAGCGTGGCGGCGCCGAAGGCCACCCCGCCGGCCGTCAGGAGCGCGGGAAACAGCAGCAGCGAGCCGGACGCCGCGGCCACGCCCGCGACCAACCCGGACACCGCGGAGCCCGCCAGCGATGAGGCGGCGGAGAACGCGCCCATCCGCACCGCAGCCGCGGCCAGTACTTCCGAGCGACGCCCGAAGCGGCGTAGACCGCTCTCGGTGTCGCCGAGCTGCTTACGGGCCTTGACCAGTGCGCGGGTCCACTGCGAGGAATCGAGGCGGAGGTACCCGACCAGTTCACCAACGGTCAACGCCATGCCGGGCACCTCCGCTATTCAGTTGGTTTTCAGTTGTCCCGGTTTCTCATCCGGGGGTGAGAGAGCGCGGGCGAGGCGGGATTCGCACGACAGGAGTCCGACGATCCGGCACCGCAGCCACCGCCACGAGCGGGCCCGCAGCACACCGGATTCGACGTCGATGCCGTAGAACTCGTGCAGGTCGGCCTCGATCAGCTGCCAGTGGCCGAGGACTTCCCGCCAGCTGTGGCCCTGGCCGCCTTGCGGCTCCGGCTCGTACCACTCGGCGAGCCCGGTCGCGGGGTCGATCGGGCCGCCCGCCGCTGCGCCCGATTCCCCGCCTGCGGTTCCGGGCGGCCACCCGCCGCCCAGTACGCCTCAGCCTGTTCCGCGCCGACGGTCCAGTGCAGAAACGCCGTCATCCCAGCGAGCTTGATCCACGGCCACGGCACAGCATCGGCGAACAGCTCGTCGTAGACCGCACCGAGCGCGGCGCGGTACATGTCGAGCTCGGCGGCGTCCGACAGCAGTTCCTCGGACGGGGCTGGCGCGTCGGCGTCGGCCTGGACTGCGGCGGCGGCGCCGAGCATCCAGTCGGAGAGGTGCTGCAGCCGCAGCCCGGTCTCGGCGTCCGGCGGCTCGACCCTGTAGGTCTTGCCCCGGATCGGCACCGACAGGGTCGGATCGAGGAACTCCCCGAGATCCTGCAACGCCATCACGCACCACCACCAGCGGGCGGAGTCGTACCCGGGTTGGTGATCTCCACCGGCGCACCCTGGCCGAGCAGGGTGAAGGTGAACGGCTCCAGGTCGGTCACCCCGCCGCCCTTCTCGAACTCCGACACGGTCGCGGTGCCTTCGTAGGCATCCGGGGAGCCGTCCCGCCGGTACCACCGCACCCGGATGTTGGCGTCAAACCCGACGATGCGGGCGGCCTTGCGGATGATCTCCTGCCCGGGGTCCGGGGTGAACGTGGTGTCGTCGGTGCGCTTGCGCTTGCCCTCGCACTCCAGCGACCACGTGCGCTGCGTGACGACCGAGCTTCCCCAGCCATCGGAGTCGAAATCGCCGTCGTCCTCGGTGTTGTCGTCGCTGGTCTCCGAGAACGAGGTCAAGCCCTTGACGGGCACCCACGTCGGGGTCGTGCCGCTGGAGTCCTCGACTTCCAGCGTCCAGTCCTTCGCGAGCAGTGAGCGCATGGCGGCGCCTCCTAAGTGCGGTTGGGGGTCGGGTGGTGGGCGGTGAGCTGGTAGTTGGTGACGTGCTCGTACCGGCCGGACTCGTCACGGCCCATCGGCGCCGATCCGGTGAGCTCGACCAGGTGCACGACGACGCCGTCGAGCTGCAGGTGCGCGGCACCGACCAGGGCGTCGAACGCGGCGTCGGTGAGGTCGAGCGCGTCGCGCGGGTCCGGCCCGGCGGAGCGGGCACGCACCTGCAGGCCGACGATGTCGTCGGCCTGGCTGGGGTCGGCCACCATCAGGTACGGGGTGAGCGCCACGATCCGGGACGGGGACTGCGGAACCGCGCCGATGACGATGCCTGTCTCGTGCTCGGGGTAGATGCCGGACGGGCGGTAGGTGCCGACGTCGTGGTCGGCGAGGTACTGGGCCAGGCCGTGAGCGAGGTCGCGGGTCCAGCTCATGACAGCGACCGCCGGATCTCGGCGGCGACCAGGTCGGCGACGGTGTCGCGTTCGGAGGTCATGGGGCGTTCGAGGTACTTCGCGGACCGCCCGGCGTCGTGCTTCCACGTGAGCTCTTCGTGCTGGCGGACCGCGTACACGGTGTCGTAGGAGACCGCGGCGGTCAGGTCGTTCTCGTCGACGCTGGCGACGCCGGAGCGTTCGAGGGTGCCCTCTTCCAGCGGGACGAGCTGCCGGGAGGCGCCGAGGATGTGCTCGGCGGCCTGGCGGAGCCCGGCCACGGCGCCGGAGTGCTGGCGGGCGGTCACGGTCGGCCCGTTCCAGTCGAGCCGGGTGCGCATGGCCATCAGGTCAACACCACTTCCAGGTGCGAGGGAACGGGGAGTCGGCGGCCGTCGCGCCGCTTCGCGGTGATCACCGTCGACCGGGTGCCGTCGGCCAGCGTCACCCGCGAACCCGCGGGAGCCACTGTGGACAGCGGGGCGTAGAGGGTGGTTTCGCTGACCACCTCCGCACCCGCTTCGTTGCGGACCAGGCGGCGGGAGGCGTCGACGACCGCGCGCACGGTGACGGGCGGGCCGAACACATCGCCGTAGGCGCCGCTGCCCTCGTACGGCTCGATCGTGACGGCCTGCCCGGCTTGGGCGAGCAGCCATCGGGGGATACCGGCCACCGGTTCACCACCTCCCGGTCAGGGTCGGGTGACGACACCGGGTAGCAGCCCGGCCAGCTGCAGCGGGCGCACCACGGAGTCTGGTGGGCTCGTCGAACCGGGCGCCGCGGTGTGGCCGGCGCCGCGGGTGAGGTTGATCGAGCCGATACTCACGCTCGACCACTGCCCAGCATCTCCGTGCTCGTCGCCGGTTTCCAGCCAGTGCAGCGCCAGCGCGCACGTCGCCGACCGGAAGGCGGTGGCGTGTTCGGTGGCGGCGGGCATCCCGTCGTCGAGCACGGGATAGACCGCGGTGAGCGTCAGCAGCTCGACGGCTTCGGACGCGCGCGCGAGTAGGCGGGAGGCTTCCGGCTCGGCCGGTATCTCGACGCCAGGCGGGGCGTAGGCCGTCAGGTCGTCGCGGGTGGCGTACACGCGCGGCACCGGTCAGCCCTCGTCGTCGTGGTAGAGCCGGGCGAGGTCGTCGCGCGTCAGCGATTCGGCGTCATCCTGCGGCATGCCGCGGGCGATGGCGTAGGCGACCCAGTCGGCCTTCCGGGCAGTCCGGCTCGGTCGCTCGATGTCCGGGGAGTCCTGCGCCTGGTGCTCGTCGAGGGCCTGGTCGTCGCCGATGGTGTAGCCGTGGCGGCGGAAGTAGGCCAGCGCCGCGGGGTCGGTGGTCTCGCCGCGGCCGTCGATCAGGGCGACGCCGACGACGGTGCCGGTGTAGTTGGTGGGAGCGATCACGGTGGGCATGGGGTGCCTCCAGGTGAGAACGGGGGCGCAGGACACCCCGGGAGCGGGTTGGGGTGTCCTGCGCGCCGGGGTGGTCAGCTGCCGGTGCCGGCCGGGGTCTGGACGGTGACGCGGAACGCCCCGACGGAGCGGGTGCGCTTGACCACGACCGCGACCGGACCCATCTCGACCTCGCCCGTCTTGACCGCACCGGCCGAGGCGAAGTCGGGCAGCCACGTCTTGACCAGCTCGCCGGGGGTCGACACGGCGTGCACGCCGTCCAGGCCGAACCGCACCGCGTACAGCGACGTGGTGCCGCTGGTGGCATCGGTGCCGATGATCGGCTCAGCCGAACCGGCCTTCTCCTGCGGGTTGACCAGCGGGATACCGCGGTAGCGCTCGACTTCGACACCGAAGGCGTTCGGCGACCGGTCGTAGTAGCCGGCGCGGCGGGCCAGCGACCGCAGCCGCGCGATGCCCTTGTCGCTGCCGAGGATCATCGTCGGCAGCCCGTCGAGGGTGTCGATCCACTCGTCGAGCTCGTCGAGGGCATCGTGCCGGGCGTCCTCGCTGGCCAGATCGGCCCAGGACGTGGCCGCGGTGCGCTCGGTGACCGTGCCGGTCACGGCCTTGTCGAGGCCGTCGAATCCGTTGGCCTCCACGGCCTGGTCGCCGTTGATGAAGCTGTCGGAGAACTTCGCGCGGGTGGCCTTGATCAGCTGGCTGATCTGGTAGGACACCTCGTTGGTGGCCGACGGTCCGAGGTTGCCGAGCACCCGGTCGACCTCGAATGCCCCGCCCAGCGGGGTCAGGTCCACGCTGTAGCGCTCGCGCTTGGCCTCGGCCTTGCTGTACTCGGTGTTGTAGGCGCGGAAGTCGGCGCCGCGCTCGGTGATGTGCCGGGTGTAGGAGTAGGTCAGGGTGGCACCGCCACCCACCGGCGAGACGGCCGGGTCGAACGACAGAGCGTCGAGAATGGCCGAGCTCTTGCGGAACTCGTCGATGACCGTCAGGTCGACGTCGTCGGTGGTGTTCTTCGCGGCGTCAGCGAGGGTGATCGCCATCGGTTTCTCCTTGCGGGTCAGGCGCGGCCGTAGCGTGCGGCCACTGCGTCAGTCAGGGATGCGGGTTTGCCTGTGCCACCGGTCCCGCCGGTGTGCTGGCTGCTGCTGCGTGCGGGCGCCTGGCCTGCTGCGCTGAGTCGGGGGTTGTCGGCGACGGCCTTCTTGATGGCCTCGCCGACCTTCGCGGTGAAGTCCTCGGCCGCGGGGTCGAGCTTGTCGAGCTTGGACAGGAAGGCGCGGGAGTCGGTGAGCGCGGTCGGGTCGGCGCCGTGCTTGGCGGCGTTCTTCCAGACGGTCAGCTCGACGGCGGCCTCGCGGGCGGCCGTGGTCTGGGCGTCGCGCTCGGCGGTGAGCTGCTCGGCGAGCTTGGCCGGGTCGGCCGGTTCGTCGTCGGCGATCAGGCCGAGCGCCCGCCCGATGGTCTGCGCGAGCTCGGTGCGCGCCTCGTCGGCGGCCTGCTGCTTGGCGTTGGTGCGGTCGCTGGCGTTCTCGGAGCGCAGCTTGCGCACCATCGCGGCCAGCTTCGCCGGTTCGAGGGCGGCCAGCTCGTCGCCGTCGCCCTGGTCCTGGCCGCCGTTGCCGTCCTTGCCGCTGTCGCCGGGCGGCGGCTGCTGCTGGCCCTCATCGGGGGTGGGCGGTTGATCGCCGGTGTCCCCGTCCCCTTCACCGTTGCCGCCAAGGACAGGCCAGATCGGGCCGCGCGAGGTCCAGCCGAGCGCGCGCAGTCCGGTCGCGGGGTGGATGGGCAGGTTCTCGAGCATGGGCGGCCTCCTGGGCGCGGGGTTGACGGTGCCCGGCACCTGGCCAGGCAGAAACGCAGGAACCCCGGACACATCAGATGTCCGGGGTTCCTGTCGGGAAGTGGATTCGTTGCTACGGCGTGGGCTCGGGGCCCGGTTCGCCGAGGGTGTAGGGCTGCCAGCGCTCGGGGTCGAGCACGTCGGCGGCGGGGACGCCGCGGCTGTGCAGCTCCACCAGGCGGGCGACGACGTGCCCGTGCACGCGGGAGATCAGACCCGCGGGCACGTCTGCGGAGGGTTCGGCCGGCCACCATCCCGCGCAGCGGTCGCGGTCGGTCCAGATCCAGCCGAGCGTGTGCCCGGCGACGAGCACCGGTGCCGCGACGGTCCGGCCCGCGGGGCTGGTCGGGTAGGTGTTGATGCCGCCGACCTTGCGCGGGGCCATGCCGTCGTCATCCCACCGGCTGCCCGGCGGCGGTGGTGGAAGCACGCTCATCGGTACCCCTTGTCGACGTCGTTGTACGGATCGGGCTGCCAGTTCGCCGGCGGGTTCCAGCCGTCGGGCACGACTTCGCATTCGATGTACCAGGTGCCGCGGCGTTGGTAGGCGGCGTGGATGACGTAGCGGGTGCCGCGGTTGAGCAGGATCTCGCGCTCACTGGTGCCGAACTTGCTGATGGGCATGACGTTCATCGCCCGAGCACCGGTAGGGATGCGGAAGGCGAACACCACCGCGCCGCCGAACGCCGCGCGCGAGCCGATCGACGTGGACAGGTAGCCGCCATCGGTGTGCACGCTGCCGACCAGCGCGGCGATCGACTTCGGGTCGTTGATGTCGGCGCCGAGGGTGGACAGGATCGACGGACCCGAGCCGCGGAACGCCAGGATCGACTCGGCCAGCTCGGCCTTGGCGAACGCCTTGTCGAGGTGGCCGACGATTCGGTCAAGCCACGCCTTGCTGTTCGCGGGCTGGTAGCCGCGCAGCGCGTTGTTGATCTCCCGGTACGCCGAACCCGTGTAGGTGCTCACCGACTCCCTCTCGGGCTTCGTCAAATCCCCTGGTAGCGGCATGTTCTTCATCGCCCATTTTACGGCTTCGCCGTTGTCGTCGAAGCGCAATCCGGCGCGCATCCCCGGCAATGCCGGAGACGATCCGGGCAGCGCCCAGCCAGGCTGGGCGCGGGCTTCCAACTCGCTCCACAATGCGCGCAGCGTGGCGGCACGGGCGGCCGGGTCGCGCTGCTGGCCGAGGCGCCGCCGGACGTACTTGACCGGGTCGGCGTGCTTGGCCAAGCGCTTGACGAACGACGCGAAACCCGGTGCGGTCGAGCCTTCCTCGGCCAGCTGCTCGAACCGGGCGAGCGCGGCGAACGCCTCGCGGCGCTCCTCACCTTCGGCAGTCAGCGCGACGTTGAGCAGCTCGTCGGCGGTCAGCTCGTCGTCGACGTCCAGCAGCCGGGCGAGCCCGGCCTCGCCCGGCTCCGGCGGAGCAGGCTCGGCAACGGCGGCCGGGCCGAGCTCGGGCACGGGTTCGGCCCGGCGCTCCGGAGACAGCTCGGCGTGCTGCTCGTCGCGGTGTGCTCTGCGCTGGCCGAGTAGGTCGAGCTGGCCGGGGTCGTTGACCACCGACGCGACGTCCCGTTCCGCGTCGTGCTGGTGCGGCTTGCGCTGCTGCGGCGGGCCGCCATCGAGCGGCACGTCGACCAGCGGCGCGACCTCACCGGCCGGGCGGGTCCCGGGCTTGCCGACGTTCCCGGCGCCGAGCTGCTCCCGGTACCGCAACCGCTTCAACTCGGGGTGGGCGTCGAGGTGCTCGCGCATCTCGGCCTGCCAAGCGCGGACCTTCTGACTGGCGGCCTTGCGGGCGGGCTCGTCGAGGGCGACGGCCTGGCGCTGCTTGTGCTTACGGATCTCCCGTTCGATCGCCCGCTGACGCTGCCGCGCCTTGTCCCCCTCGGGGTCGGCGGTCGGCTGCGGCGGAGGTTTGGTGACCCCGGGCAGGAACGCCGAGACGCTGTGACGGCAGTTCGGGTGGAACAGCCCGGCCAGCTGCGCCCCGGCGAGCGTGTCGACGACCTCGACCTCGACCGGGGCGTCGGTGAGCTGGTGCGGAACCTGCACGCGCCCGGTCGGCCCGGTGCCCAACCGCAGCACCCGGCCCTCGAACGGGCGGCACAACACGCACTCCTGCGGCGCATTGGACACGTAGACCAGGGACACCCCGGCGGCGTGCAGCCGGTCGGTCTGGCCCTGCACGGCGGCGCGCTGAGCGACGGTGCGGGTGGCCATCTCCACATAGGACGACAGCCGCCAGCGGCGCCCAGCCCGGTCGGTGAACCCGGTGATACCGCGATCGACGAACCGCTGCCACGCGGCCTGCGCGGCCTGGCGGCGGGTCTGCGTGCCGGTCAGCGTGCGGGCGGTCGCAGCGGCGATCACACCCCGGTAGACGTCGACGACATCGCGCAGCACGTTGCGGGACCGCTGGCCAACATCGGCGTGCACCGCGGCTGCGAGGGCTTCCACCGCGCCGAATCCCGGAACTTCCTCGGCAGCCTGCTTCGCCGCAGCGGACAGGCCGGAGTGCGGGAACCAGCGGGCGGGCAACTCGGCCAGCGCCGAAGACCATCCGGCGCGGAACGCCTCGGCCGCGGCCTGGCGGGTCGCGGCCGAGCTGTCGGCCTGCAGCCCAGCGAGCACGGCCTGCGCGGAGGCGCGCAGGGCCCGCACCGCGGCGAGCTTCCGCTCAGCCCACACCGGGGCCGGCATGTCCGCGTCGAGGTCGCCATCGAGGTGCTTGGCGATCAGCTGGGCGAGCGCGGTCTCGGCCTCGCGGTAGAGCTGGGCGACGGTAGCGGCGATCTCGTCGAGGTACTCCGGGTCGACCGCCACCGCGCACCACCCCCGCTACGGCTCGACGGACGCGGCTTGCCGCAGGATCTCGGCCGGATCGGGCTCGACCGCTCCAGCTTCGGAACGAATGCGTGCGACCTCGGCAGCGACGTCGGTCTCGTCCCAGTCCGGGTGCACCATGCGCACCCGGACCTCAGTGCTCGCCGTCTCGGCCCGGTACAGCGTTTCGGCGGTGCGGGCGAGGGCTTCGGGGTCCGGCTGTGACCGCGGCGGAAACTCCACCGCGGGCACGTCGCCTGCAGCGATGCCGGGGCCGCGGAACACTTCGCGGTCAATGTCGAGCAGTGCGGCGGTGATCTGCGACAGCCCGGCCGACCAGTGAAGCGCCTTCTTGTGCCGGGTGCGCTCGGAGATCCGTTCGCGGGCGTTGACCTCGGTCGCGGTGATCGAGGTGTCGCCGTCCTGGTCGCCGAACGTCGCGGGGGAGTAGCCGGCGGAGCGCAGCGCGGCGCGTACCAGTTCATCGACGGTCTCGCGATGCTCGGCCACTCGGATCGCGAACTGCGACAGGGTGATCTCCGGCCCGGAGTTGCCGCGGCTCACGGCGTTGATCTCGGTGAACAGCTCGCGCTCATCATCGAACGACGCACCTGCTCCGGGGCCGTTGTTGTCGAGGTAGCCGGTCGGCACGATCAGCCGGGCTTTCGCGAGCCGGATGTCGCGCATCCACGACGAATACGCCTCGTCGATCGCGTCGAACAGCGGCTCCACGCTGTCGAAGTCGCTGCGGCCGAGAGGGGCGAGGCCGGGTTTGCCGCGCCACGCCCGGTTGGGGCGCAGGTTGGGCACGTACGTGGCGGTGAGCCGGTGGGTACCGGTGGCGATCGCGCCGGTGGAGTCGATGACGTCGGCGGCCCACGCGGTGGCCGGATGCTCGCGCAGGTCGCGCTGTTCGCCGAGCTCGGTCGTGCTCCCGGCATGCAGCGCGTGGACGATGCGGCCGGGTTCGTGGCGCTCCAGGTGCCGCCACACCGTGTTCCCGTCCTCGAGGACGGTCGACCAGAACGTCACGGCAGTGAGCTGCGACCACCGCCACTCCGGTACTGCGGCGTCGGCGTGCACCGTGTCGATCACCGGGTGCGCGGCCAGGTCGGCGTCCCACACCACGCGCAGGTACACCCCGCCGAGCGCGGCGGCGACCTCGGCAGCCTCCAGCAGGCCGCTGTGGACCAGCGGCGAGTGCAGGATCGCGTCGAGCCGGTCCTGCGCGGCCGGGTTGGTGACGGTGAGGCGCGGCGGCTCGGCGAACAACAGGTCAGCGCTGGCGGTGGCGATGTCGGAGGCCAGCGGCACATGCAGCCGCGCCGGACGTGTCGCCGCCGGTGTCGGCCTTCCCCAGAAGAACCGGCCGAGCGCGCCGACCAGTCCACCGCGGTACTGCGACGGGCGGGTACGCGGCACGCTGGAGCCGTAGAGCTGGGCGAGGCCGTCGGGGTTGCCGACGTACCAGGCGTCCCACTCGTCCATGCGGCGCTGCGCGACGTCGAACGGGGCCGGGGGCCAGGCGGTGGGCACAGGGTCACCTCCTGATGATCAGACGGGGATGGTGCGGCGCCACAGGCTTTCGGTCGTGACGATGGCGTAGCGCCCGGCGTCCAACGAGTGGTCGGCGGTCTTGACGGGCTTGTCCTCGCCCTTGTCGGTGGCGGTGTCGTCCCAGCTGTAGCCGGGCGCTTCGGTGATCCAGCCGCGGCAGCGATCGGACACCCGCAACCGGCCAGCACCCAGCAGGGTCGCGACGGTGCGGATGCCGTAGGCGACGTCGTTGTCGGCGGCCTGCGTGACGGTGCCGTCCTGGTGCAGCTGCACCCGGAACGATGCGGCGGCCGGGTCGGCCACAATCCACTGCGGACGCAACCCCTGCTGCGTCGGGTGGTGCTCGCCATCCAGCCACGCGCGGATCTGCGCGGACAGCTGGGCGTCGGTGAGCCGGTTCTGCGCGTGGGCGGGGTCGTGGCGCCACTCGTCGAGCAGGTAGAGCCGCTGGTCGACACCCTGGCCGAGCATGATCGCCGACGTGGCGTTGGTGGTGCCGTAGTCGATCCCGACCGCCAGCACCCGCGCCATCTCCGGCAGCTCGGACCAGGCGACGACGTGCTCGTCGGGGTTCCACATGTCGTAGATCGCGCCTTCAGCGGCGACCCACTCGCCCAAGATGAAGCGGCGGAACCACAACCCGGTGTACTCGCGGCGAATCGCAGCCTTGTAGTCACCGGACAGGGCGGGGTTGTCGTCGAGCTGGAAGAAGAACCCGCGCCAGTCCGGCAGCTCGGCCAGCCGGTCGAGGTACTTCCGTTTCAACCAGTGCGCGGGGCTGTCGGGGTTCGTGGTGCCGAACAGCTGCGCACCGGGCACAGACATGCGGCCGAGCAGCTGCACGAAGAACTGCTCGTCGACGACGGTCACCTCGTCCACGTACGCGCCAGCGCACGTCAACCCGCGCAGCACCTTCTCGGCCTTCGCGTCCGAGGCACCGAGCACGTAGACGGTGCGGCCGAGGATCGACGCCGTCGGCGCCCCGCTGGTGTAGCGCACCTGGTCGGCCAGCGGCCCGAACAGCGACGGGTCTTGCAGCGGCGCGAACACGTTGCGCGCCGCGCTGTCTCGGGTTCGCCCGACGACGACCAACTGCCCGCCGAACGGGGCCGTCGAGACGTACACCAGCCAGCGAAGCAGCGACGCGATGGTCTTGCCGGAGCGGATCGCGCCCGACCAGATGTTCACGCGCGCCGCGGACTCGCGCAGCGACTCGACCTGACGGCCGGACAGCGGGAGCTCGGGGCTACCCATCGCCGTTGGCCGGCGCCTTGATGCCGAGGGCTTCGGCAAGGTTGCCGAGCATCGAGCGAGCGGCCTCGGCCTGGCCGGATGCGTTGGCCTCGGCCAGCTTCGCCGCGGTGGCGATGTGCGCCGCGGCAGCGCCGGAGAGGTGCCGTTCATCTTGGGCGGGCACGTGGTCGAGGGTGCGGGTTTCGATGCCGTTGACGGTGGTGGCGGTGAACCGGTACCGGTCGGCTTCGAGGCGGTCGTACAGGGCTTCGGCGCGGGCCAGGGCGCGGCCTTCCAGCGCGACGCGGCGGGCGCGGTTGTCGATGGCCTTGGCGGCCGAGGCGGCGGCGGTCTTGGTGCGGTCGAAGGACAGACCGAGCTCGCGGGCGAGCTTGGACACGGTCGAGGGCGAGCGACCCAGTGTTTTCGCGATGTCGTTGCGGGTCTTGCCCTGCTCGTGCAGCTCGCGAACGCGAGCCCGATCTGCGTCGGTGATCGGGTCAGAGGCGCGAGGCATGTGCGCATCACCTACCCCTGACATGCGAAAAGCCCCCGAGCCGATGCGGCCGAGGGCTGATTGCGGACACACTTCTACCCGCTGAAAGGTGATCTAAGCAGAAGTGGCAGAGGCTGTCAAATGGCGTCGGCTGCCACTTCGGCGGGTGGTGGTGGCGAGGATCTGCGCGCACTGCTGGGCGTCGTAGAGCGGCCGACCGGTGCGGTCGCGGTCGGCGACGGGGCAGGCGCCGCGGATGGTGTGCACGGAGCGGCCGGTGAGCCGGGCGAGGCTCGACCGGTCGACCAGGGTGCGGCCGTTGACGCGGCGGACGATCGGCGGGCGACTCATTCCGCGTTGTCCTCGAAGAGGCTTTGGCCGTGTCCGACCTTGTGCCGGACGTCTCGGGCGAACTCGCTTACCTGCTTGCTCAGTTCGAAACCGCCCAGGTCCCGGATTGCCTTCGAGCTCGCCTCGATCTGGTCGACGATGACCAGGGTCAGGTATTCCTCGCGACTGTCGATCATCGTGCCTGTTCCTCCGGTTTGTCGGTGTGTTCGCGGGCGAGACGATCGGCGGCGACGGTCCACGGGTTGGTGTGGCTGGCGCCGTCCTGAATTTCTGCGATGACTACGCGCAGAGCTTCCCACGCCAGACCGTCAGGGATACCGAGCTCGGCCATGCGGGTCCAGAACTGGGCTTCGGCGGCCTTGGCGGTCTTCATGCTCGCGCGCAGCTGGTCAACGTCGGGAGTGATCATGGGCCGGATCATGCTGCTGTTGGCGGTGCTGCTCCAGCGCGACACGGCGGGCGCACGGGTGAGGTCGCTCGATCATGCGGCCCCGGTCATCTCGAACGCGGCGCGCTGTCCGAGGTCGAGCAGGTCCAGGCCGTCGCGGTAGCGGACGATTGGCGGGCGGGTCACTGATCCCCCCGGCTCCGGTTGATGCGGCGTGCGATGTCGAGCGCGTACGGCAGCCGCATCGCCTGCGCTTCCCATTCCAACCACGCGGCCAACGGCTCCGCGAGGGTGGGGGACATGGTGGCGATCCAGCGGGCATCGGTCATGCTCTGGGGATCATCGACCTCGCCAGTCAGGGCGACGGTTGTAGCTGTCTTCCCGGCGGGCCCGGCGAATACAGCCTCTTCGAACCGAAGCGTCTCCGGTTCGCGGTAGTACTTTTCGGGGTTGTACCGCCACGGTCCGGGAGTCGCCTTGGCGGCCAGTTCGCGCAGGGTCGCGGCGGCCTGGCGGAGCTCTACCTCTGGGGGCACAACCTCGTACCCGATCTCTTCGGCACGCTGCCTGGCGGCGTCGCTCTGCTGCTCGGTGTCTTCCGGGAAGCTGCTGGGGTCGGCGCGCTGGTAGTTCCGGTTGTTGTCCTCGTTGTTGGTCATGCTGCTCCCGTCAACTGGCATGCGAACTGCTGCCCGAGGTCGAGCAATGCAAGGCCATCGTAGGAAGTGCCACAGACACCGCAGCGGACCGCGATGGTGTCGGCGTCGCCGACTGGCCACAGCGAGCCGATGCAGTCCGGGCAGGGGGCGAGCGGCCGAGTGGAGTCACCGGCGAGCCGCCGTAGCTGGGCGTGAAGCTCGCGGAGGTCATCGGCGAGGTCATCGGCCCAGACCTGCCGGGTGCACCAGTCGATGTATCCGCGCAGCCACCCGGTGCCCCTGGTGATCGTCAGGTCCCGGGGCGGCGCGTGGTGGTTCGCGTCGAGCCGCAGCAGCTCGGAATGCACCCAGCCGCACAAGCGGTTCACGGTGCCGAGGATGGAGCGGGTGGCGTCGTCGACGTCGTCGGGTCCGATCACGTGGCCGACGCTGCGCGGGTCGAGTGCGGCGATCACGTCGAGCCGGGCCGGTGGCCGGCTGCCGTAGCCACGGGAGCGCCGACCGCCGTCACCGCCGCGGCCCGGTGCGGCGGTGAGGGTGGCGGCGTAGTCGTCGATCTCGCGGAGCCAGCAGCGCATCCGCTCGGCGCAGGGCTCGCAGGTGTAGCGGCCGGGCTCGGCGGCACGTGGGCAGCGGTCGACGATGCAGGGGGTGGTGTGGTCGTGCACGGTGTCACCTCCGGGGCGGGGCCCGGCCAGCAGGGGCGGATTGCTGGCCGGGCGGGCGGTTCAGCTGCGGGTGCCGCGGGCGGACAGGGCGGCGGCGGTGAACTGCTCGTGTTCGGTGTCGGCGAGGTCGGTGATCGTGGCGAACTCGCCGATGTCGTGCACCGGCCTGACGCCTTGCTGTCGGGCCAGCTCGGCGAGGTCTGCGGCGTCGGCTTCACGAACGGCCGGGTGCCCCATCACGCGGCCCACGTCGGCGAGTGGCTGCCGCGGCCAGCTGGCAACCTGGCTACTGCCGTACCCGTCGCCGCCGCCGTTCTCCGCAGCGGAAAGCTCGAACCAACTGGCGTCCGGATCGTCGAACCGTGCACCGTCGAGCCGGATGACTCGGCGTGCGTTCGGGTCGTCTGGGGCGTCGTCGGGGTGCACGCGGACTGTGCCGATCGGGTCGGCGGAGGGGCCTTCGAACTGGTCACCGCCAGGGGTGTGCACAATCTGCCCACCCTTTTCGGCGACCTGCTCGGCATGGGTGTCGATCGCAAGATCCTGTCGCAGCTGCTCGATCTGGCTCTCGATGCTGACGACCACACCGCGCAGATTCTCGATCTGCTCGTTCAACGCCTCGTGACGCCGGGCGCACGCGGCGTCGAGCTCGCCGACCACTTCGGCTCGGCGGCGTCCCTCGCTCCACGCTGCGATGCTCGCAGCCAGCGGGTTGGTGGTGGTCACGCGGAGTCCTCCGTTTCGTCTCGGTCGCGTTGTTGGCGGACCCACTCGACCGGGTCGAGCCCACCGGTCCAATCGGGGCCGAGGATTCCGGCGATGTCGTCGAGGCTGATAGGCCGAGCAACGATCAGCACCAGGGCAGCGCGCTGGCCGAGCACGATCTCGGGCATGTGCTTGGTCATGAGCTCGGGGGTGTCGTCGGCGACCACTCCGGCGTCCACAAGCCCGTCGCAGCAGGCTTTCAGCGTGGGCACGAGGTTGTCGGCGTCGCGGCGGCGCCGGTCGGTGACGGTCCACACCAGACGGACCGTGCAGCGGTCGAGCGCGGGAATCTGCTCAACGCGGGCGAGTTTCGCGGCGTCGCCTCGTACCTGTTTGGTGACGCGGGCGCGGGCGTGGTGGTGCATGCGCTGGTTGGCGGTGAGCGGCGGGCGCTGATACGGCAGGTCGAGCCGGTACGTGGTCGCGGTGGTCATCGGGCGCCGCCGAGCTTGTCGGCGATGGTGCGGCGGACGGTTTCCATGCACGTCGTCCAGCCGTCGGTGAGGATGGCGTGCAGCTCGGGGTCGTCGCCGGGGTGCATGGGCGGCGGGGTCAGGTCGAGCACGGGGCGAACGGCCGCGGCGGTGATGAAGGGGGCGGCTGCTTGGACTGCGCGGCGCATGCAGTCGCCGAACGTGCCGGGGCCATAGGCCGCTCGCTCGACTGCGGACCATGCTTCGTCGGTCATGAGGTTGTCGAGCGGTTCGCGGGGGTCGTTCACGGCTTGGTCTCCTGGCGCTGTTCGTGGCGGGTCTTGGCGATGCGGGCGGCGAGCCGGTCGGCGTAGTCGCGGATCGCGTCGGCGGCGGCGGTGTCGGCGGCGGTGATCTCGTCGGGACCGAGCAGGTCAGGGGCGGGAGCGTGGTGCGCGGCGAAGGCGCGCAGGTCTCCCACGAGCCAGTCGAGGACGGCGAGCTGGTCGCGGTTGGGGCGCTGGCCGGCGGGCTGGATCGGGTCGAGCGTGGTCGGCTTGCGGGAGTTGGTCACGGTCGCTCCTTGAGCATTTCGGGTGTCCATCGGTATTCCGAACCGGTTTTCGGGGCTGTAGGGGGAATCTGGAGCCGGGAATCGGGGTCAGAACGGGGGTTCGTCGGTGGAGTTGGTGGGCGTGCTGCCCCACGAATCACCGGACTGCCCGGCTGTGGAGCGCTCGACCTTGTGCACGCGGGCGGTCGCGCGGCGCAGCTCCGGGCCGATGGAGTCGAGCAGCAGCACGGCGGCCGAACGCTTCTCGCCCTGCTCGTTGGTCCACTGCTCGGTCTCGAGACGGCCGGACACGGCGACCTCGGTGCCCTTGGTCAAGCTCTCGGCGATGTTCTCGGCGACCTGGCCGAACGCCTTCGCACGCTGGAAGTGCACCCCGGCGTCCTCCCACTCGCCGGTCTGCCGGTTCTGGCGGCGGGAGTTGAACGCGAGCGTGAGCGTGCAGACCGCGGTGCCGGACGCGGCGAACTTGAGCTCGGGATCGGCGGTCAGGCGGGCGACGCCGTGCAGGTTGGGCAGTGCCATCGGGTTACCTCTCGGGTTTCGCGCGTGCGCGCGTAGCGGCGGGCCGTCCGGTCGCGACCACCGTGGTCGGGTGGTCGCGACCGGGTGGGGTTCACTGTTCGGTTTCGCCGTCGCGTTCGGCCAGGTAGGCGCGTTTCATGCGGGCGTAGACGCTGCCGGAGATGCCGAGGCGGGCGCAGATTTCGGTGGAGGTGTGCCCGGCGTCGACGAGTTGGGGGAAGGCTGCGGCGCGTTCGGCGGGGGTGAGGGGGCGGCCGACGGGGTCGCGGCCGAGCAGGATGCGTTCGACGGCGATGTGGTCGACCCATTTGTCGGGCGGTGCGGTTTCGGGGTTGGCGAGCGTGGCGGTCACGGTGTGGGCTCCTGGTGTTGGGCGAGCTGTCGCAGGGCGCGGTGGTGGGTGGCGATCACGGCGACCGGGGCGAGGAACTCGCGCAGGTGCTTGTCGAGGGCGCGGAGCAGGCCGAGCAGGGCCTCGCGTTCGTCGCGGGTGAGCGGTGCGTCGGAGGTGAGGCGTCGGACTGCTGCGGCGTACTCGCTGTCGCCTCCGGTGGTGGGGTCGCTGTGCTGCGGGCCGGTCATGCGGCGGCGGCCTTGGTGGGGGCCGCGGGGTTCGGGGGGAGCGGGCAGGGCCGCAGCCGCAGGTCGACGTGGACGACGTGGCGGGTGCTGTCGACCCAGCGGGCGGGGTGGGCGCAGATGGCGCAGGCGTTGCCGAGTAGTGGCAGCGTCGGGGTGGGCCTGGCGGTTTCCGTTGCGGTCATTGTGGTTTGCCCTCCTGGGCTGTGGTGTGGTGATTCGGCTCTGTAGTTGCCTGCTGGAAGCTTAGCACTTGCCTGCTGGCAAGCAGTTCTTTAGGCATGCTGAATTTGGGCGGCGTCCATGCGGGCCGGGTGAGCTGGGTTTTTACGCAGCGGGCGCCCGGTGTAGCCGGTGCATTGCTGGCCGGGTTGTGCGCGGCAGGTGGGGTGCGGGCACGCCACGCCCATGTAGAGCCGTCGGGCTGCTGCCTCGCCCTCGGCGATGTCGGGGTCGGCGCCCTTGCGTTCGGCGTTGTAGCGCGCGAAAAGCACAGACAGCGAAGGGATTTCGCGCGGTGCGGCTTCGATCGCGGCGCGCGCGGCGGTGATCTCCTTTGCCGTACGTCGCTGTCGCCAGTCCTTGGCCGCGTTCTTGTAGTACCCGAAGATGTCGCCGGGGGTGATGGTGCGGCGGTGGTCGCGGTAGGCGTCGCTGCGGTAGTACCAGTGCACGGCGGGTGCGCCGACCTTGGCCGGGACGTCGTGGAGCATGGCGACCCATACGGCGATGACGTCGTCGTCGGCGGCGGGCATGTAGGGGTCGATGGCGGCAGCGACGGCCATCACCGAGCGGACGTCGTCGGCGTTCATGCGGTGATCTCCTTCAGCTGGGGGCCGCCGAAAATGGCGTCGAAGTCCGGGGCGATGACGTCGCCGATGTTCGCGACGGCCTGTGCGGCTTCCTGCGGGCTGCGGTCGCGGTCGATGCCGAGGTATCCGCGGACCTTGTCGCCGCGTGCGCTACGGGCTGGCTGGGCGGGTTTCTGGGCTGCCCTGGCGGCTTTGATCACGTCGTCGTAGACGTAGGGCAGAGCGCCGGGCCGGTGAATTTCTGGGCGGCGGTCCCATTCGTCGAGGGCGGCGCGGACGAGTTCCGGGTCGGCGCCGTCGCGCAGTAGCCCGTCGATGACCTTGCCGATTTCCCGGATGGTCTGCGGCCGGTACTTCGCTGCGTCGGGCTGGGCGTTGCGCCAGGCGTCGACGATCCGGCGTGCGTCGGGCTTGACCGCGGAGTCGGCGAGCTGCACCAGGGTCGTGGTGCCTCGCCTGCGCGCGCTCGCGCGTGACGACGACTCTTTTTGCCCTGTTCCCCTGTTCCCCTGTTCCTCTGTTCCAGGCGCGAGGGTCTCGCGAGACTGTCGCGAGGGTTCCGCGAGGCCACGTTCAGCGACTGGACCAGACTGGTCACTACCTGGGGTTTTATCGGTTGGCGTGGGCTGCAGGTCGGTTGGCGGCAGCGGGTACCGCGGTTTGCCGGGCCGGTCGATGCGCTGATGCTTGTCCCAGCCGTTGACGTACAGGTACGAGCGGCCGTCGAGGGTGTAGCGAGTGATCTGCAATCCTCGCGAGAGTGTCGCGAGACCCTCGCGAACGAATTCGCGGGCCTCGACGGGGTCGTCGAGGGCGAACAAGTCGGCGGCAATGAGCCGGTAGTCGTCGATGCCGACACCGTTGTCGTCGACATAGGACCACAGCCCGATCCACAGCAGACGGAACTCGCGGGGCAGCTCGGCGACGGCGGGGGAGCGCCAGAACTCGGGCTTGATCGAGCGGATGCGCATCAGGCGGTGTCCTTGCTGGGGTTGGGGGCGAGGCCGAGGCGGTCGAGGATTCGGCCGGCGGTGAAGGTGCTCATGCGGCAGTGGTCGGCGATCTCGCGGTCGGTGAGGCCGCGGTCGTGGAGCTCGGCGACGAGCCGTTCCCGCTCTGCGGGGGTGAGGGCTTCGGCGGGCCAGTGCCCGGCGGCGCAGTGCCGCCGCCGGGCCGAGCTGCTGCGCCTGGTCGAGGCGGGCGCGGTGATCGGGCGAGGCATCGGTGAGGTGTCCTTGTGAGGCGGGCCGCGCCCCTGGGAGGCGGGGCGCGGCCCGGTGAGCTATCGGGCGAGGTGGGCGGTCATGCGGCCGGTCTGGCGGCGGTGCGGGCGATCCAGACCCGGTTACGGCTGGCGCGGCGGGTGCGGCGGGCGCTGCGGTAGTACTGCGAGGTCGGCATGATCGCGATCCGGTCGGGGGCGGACGGGTGCGCAGCAACGCCGATCACGCTCGGCAGCACGTTGCACCCGGCCCCCTCGTCGTCCCCGGCCAACGCGCGGACGTCGTCGGCACCGAAGGGCTCGCCGCGGGCGACCAGCTCGGCGAGGGCGGCCTCGCAGCGCTCCCGGTAGGTGAGGTGCCCGGCGGTGGCCGCCGCGAGTGCGGCGGCCTGCCCGTGGTGCCGGTCGGCCAGGCCGAGCGGGAGCTGTCCGGCGCTCATGCGGCGTTCGCCTTCGCTGCGGTGCCGCGCGCCTTGATCAGTTCGCCGAGGGTGGTCGGCTGGCCCTGGTCGTCGGTGATCGGCGCGTGCCGGAGCCCGGCGCGCTCGGCCTCGTACCACAGGGCGAGCAGGTCATCGGCCGAGGCCATGCCCAGCGCCCGCGCCCGGTAGTCCAGCGCGCCCGGCGCGGCGTCGCCGTCGGCAAGCCAGTCGCGGATCGTTGCCGCCAGCTCTGCACCGGGTTCGGGCACCACGGCGCGCGACAGAATGGGAATCCGCGACTTCGACACCGTCAGGGTGTTGTCGTAGTCCAGCTCGCCGACGACGTCGAATTCGTACTCGATGCCTTCGCGCTGCTCGGGCTTCATCCCGACCTTGCGCGGCGCTTTCTTGCCGCGCTCGTTGTCCTCGATGACGTACTCGGTCTTGACCCGCAGCGTGGCGATGACGTGGCCGGGGTAGGACACGAGCGCGTCGATCATGCGGCGCTCGTCGGGCTTGGCTTCCTTCCAGCCGGAGAAGGAGTTGCCGCCCTTGGCGCGGCGGTCGGCCTGCTCGATCATGCCGTCTACGCCCATCCAGTAGTGCGACAGCGAGTCGATCACCACGCACCCGAAGCCCTCGCCACTGGCCACGGCCAGCAGTTCCACAAGCGATGCGGGCGAGAACGAGTGCGGGGAGACGGTGGCGAACTGCCAGCCGTTGATCCCGGCGTACTTCGACGCCGACCCGCGCTCGGTGTCGATCACCGCGACCGTCTCCGACAGCGTTGTGGCCAGTGACAGGGCGGTGTAGGTCTTGCCGGAGCCGGACGGCCCGGCGAGCGCGATGCGGGCCTTGGCGGCCGAGCGGGTCGCGGGCTGGAAGGTCATCACTGCTGGGCTCCTTCGATCGCGGGGCGGGTGCCGTCGAGGCGGATCGCGCCGGTGCGCACCATGTCGGCGACGACCTCGGCGGCGTTGGGGGCAAGGCGGACGGTCACGTACGGGTCGCCCTCGGCGACGTCGATGCCGGGGACGTCGAGCGTCCCGTCGGGCATCGCGGCCTGTCCGGCGTGCTTGGAGGCGTCGAGCACGGCGCGCACGAACGATTCGCGGACGACGGGCCGGTGTTCGACCTCGGTGGGGTAGTGCTCGGCGCACCAGGCCGCGAACGCGGCCGGATCGGTGACGCGAGCCGTGGTGCGGCCGGTGGTGACCGACACCGACCCGAGCGCCTGACCGTCGTGGGTGGCGGTGATCCGGTCGCCGGGGTCAGCGGCGGCCAGCATGTCGGCGTTAGCGGCCGTGCGCGCTGCCTTGACGCGTTCGTCGAGCACGCGCAGCGCCGCGGCCATCGCGGCGGTGTCCTTCAGATTCACGCGACACCGCCTCGCAGGTGTGCGGGGCAGAAGTCCCCGGCATCCCCGGTGACCCAGCCCTCGGATTCGGCGCGGAGGTTGACCCACCAGGCTTCACCAGCCCCGCCTTCAACGGAGGCCGTGCACGCCTCGGCGTCACAGCGCAGGACCGTCGCGGCACTCACGCGATCACCTCCGTGGAGATCTCGACGCGCACGGCTGAGCCGTCGAGGGCGTTGTCGACAGCCCAGCGGACCCGCGACGCCGCGCAGTCGAGGCACGTCTCGACACTCCCGTCGGAGAGCACGTCCGAACGGGGCCGCCATTCGACGGACACCGCGCACAGCGCGCCGACCATCTGGCACCACTCGCACTGGCCATCGGGGCTGTCCGTCGTCGTCTCGACCTTCACGTCGGGGTGATCGAGCGCCTGAGACAGGGCTACGGGGTACGGTGTTGTCACGTTCGCCTCCTGTGGTGGGGGGTGTTCGGCTCTGTAGCCCCCGCGCTGCCGTACTCGGCTGGCGCGGGGGTTTTGCTTTGCGCTGGTCATGCGGCAGCTGGGAGGCGGCGCATGGCGCGGATTTCCTGCTCGATCTGGTCGAGCGACGGGCCGCCGGGGTAGTAGGCGAGTTCGGCGGCTTCCCGGGGCGGCAGCGCATCGCGCTCGACGCGGGCGCGGGCCAATACCGCACCGGCGGCGGCGATGGCTTCCTCGCGGGTCACGCTGCGTCCTCGGTCGGTGCCAGGTCGACGAGCTCGAAAAGCTCCTCGAACGTCGCGGGCTGGAGTGCGCGCAGGAGGCCAGCGACGAACAGCGAGCTTGGAGCGCGACCCGTCCCCAACGTGCGGCTGAGCGTGGACTGTTCGAGCCCCATCGCCCGTGCGAGGGCGTAGTTGGAAGTCAGCCCGGCGGCGATCCTGTGCCGCTTCAGCGCATCGGAGCGGATCTGGATTGTGGTGGTGGCCATCGGAAACCTCGCGGATAGTTGCTTGCGGGAAGGCGACTGCTTGCCCGTAGGCAACTGTAGCAGTGAGCTTCCCTCGGGCAACCCAATGAGCTTCCCCCGGGCAGTCTAGTTATGGTTCTGTTATCTCCGGCGTCCGGGTGAAACGATCAGGCGGGCTCGCTTGCTTGCTGGAAGGCAAGTACTCTGCTGCCCGTGAGCACTTCCAAGCGTCCCTGGTGGGACTGGGTCCAAAAACACCTCGACGATCACAACCTGCTCGCAGCCGACATGGTCAAGCGCTGCTCTTTCGATCACGCGCGTGTCAGCCGGTGGCGCGAAGGTGTCAACGCCTCCGTGCCGCACTCCAAGGAGGTCGCGGAGTTCTTCGGTATGGATGTCCGCGAAGGGCTCATCGCCGCCGGCTACCTGACGCGAGAGGAATCCGGACTCGCCGAAGGTTCGCAGGCGGCCAAGCCGCGGCGGTTGCACGTCGCGGATCTGACCGACGAGGAGCTCGTCGACGAGCTCGCTCGGCGGCTCGCCTCGCGTACGTAGGCGCCGGCCGCCGGTTTGCGAAGAAATTTCGCATGTTGATCTTGGCCTGCTGTAACGCCACCGGCTCAGACTTGTACACCCGTACAACAATCAACCGAATGGCCTAGTGTTTCCTGCTGGATTTGCCTGCGAACAAGTGTTCGACTTGAAGGACAGAGCCGACACAACGTACAGCAGGAGCACCACGTGACAGCACGCGACAAACCGTCGACTCGAACGGAGACATGCAACACCGCCGGACACCTCCCCGGATGTCGAGCGGACCACCAGGACGACGCCGAGATGCAACGCTGCGCCGTCCTGGTCACGAAGACGCCAACCGCCCGCACCGACACCATGCTCGAAGTGCAAGTCGAGCGCCTGATCGAAAGCGGACGAATCAACAGCGTCGCCACTGTCGCGCGCCTGCAACACGACGGCACAGCCGACCCCGTCGAACTGACCCTCGCCCAAGTTCGGGCGATGGCCCGCGCACTCAACTCCGCGGGCGACCTCATGGAGTACGGGGAAACCAACACATGGAGGTGAACGCACCTATGGCCACGACCGCGCGCATAGAAAGCCTGCGCGCTGTGCCGAAAGCCCCATCGCGGGTGGTGATCTACCTACGGCAATCCTCCTACCGAGAAGAGTCGATCAGCCTCGAACTCCAGGAGAACTCGGCGCGCGAGTACTGCGCGCGCAAGGGATACCGGATCGTCGACGTCATCGCCGACCCCGGAGTCTCCGGCCGCGCCTGGCACCGCAGGAAAGGCGTCCAGCGGGCTCTAGGCGCGATCCACGACAAGCAAGCCGACGTGATCGTGCTGTGGCGATGGTCCCGCCTCGCTCGCCACCGACTGCATTTCGCCGTCGCCAACGACACCGTCGAAAAGCTCGGCGGGCGCATCGAATCCTCCGCGGAACCGATCGACCTCGACACGGCCGCCGGCCGATTCCAGCGCGGGATGCTCGGCGAGTTCGCCGCGTTCCAGTCGGACATGATCGGCGAGCAGTGGAAGGATGCCCACGAGCGCCGCCGCCGCCTCGGGCTGCCATCGAACGGCCGCTCGCGGTACGGCTACGTCTGGCTGCGGCCCCTCCCTGCACTGGCGAGTCAGGGGGTCGTGTTCAGCGCGCCGGTGGATGGCGGCTATCTCTGGCTTCCAGAGGGGGACACCCAGGAGCGCTACGAGATCGACCCCGAGCAGGGCGAAGTGGTCGAGTGGATGTACAAGGAATACATCGCCGGAACCGGCAGACCCGGCCTGATGCGCGAGCTCAACAGGCTCGACATCACCAACAACCAGGGCAAGCCCTGGACCCAACACGGCATTGCCACGGTGCTCGACAGCGGTTTCGCGGCCGGCCTCCTGGTCAACACCGCCGCCCGGTACGACGGCGAACGACAGATCTACGCACCGTTCAGCGAATACACCTGGGAACAGGGCGCACACGAGCCGATCATCGACCCGGACCTGTTCGAGCGGTACCGCGAGATCAGGCTCGGCCGCGCCAACACACCACCCCGGCGGATCAACCCCACCAACCCGTGGACGGGCCTTGTTGGCTGCGGCGACTGCACGCTGAACATGCGGAGGAAGAAGAACAGCCGCGGCACCGGATTCGGTTGGCTCTGCCAGTCCAAGGAGGTCACAGGGAAGGACGAGCGGCGCGCGACCTACGTTCAAGAGAACCGGCTCGAACAGTTCGTGAAGGAATGGCTGGGCCAGCTCGCCGACGACATCGGCGCCGCCGCGGAATCCGCGCGAGCAGCACAGCGAACCGCGCTCAAAGCCAGGATGTCTGCGGACACGCTGCAGGCAGAGCTCGACGGGATCGAGAAGCAGCTCGGCGTGCTGCGGCGGCAGCTGGTCGCCGAGCGCATGAGCGAAGACGAGTACGACCAGACCCGCGCTGAGCTGATCGCCGAGCGAGACAGCATCGCCGCGAAGCTCGCCAGGGCCGAGCAGACGAAAGCCGCGGAGCCGGTCGCACAGCCCACCGAGATCGCTCGCGGCCTGTTGGAAGAGTGGAACTCGTTGCCACTGTCGAAGAAACGCGAGATGCTCGGGAAGCTGATCAAGCGGATTGTCGTGACGCCGCACGTGCTGCCGCGCCAACCCGCACACCTGCATATCGTCCCGACGTGGGATGAGGACGCTGGGGTCGATTGCTCCCCTTACCGTGGAGCTGGATGTACGGCAGCAGGAAGACGGTGGTCAGGATCGCCACAGCTGCGCCGAACCACGGTGAATCGAAGCGGAAGGAAGTGA